TAATGCCAAGTCCGTGGGATTGGAGACAAGCGACAAGAACTGAAGGAGTCGCTGACTCTGCACTTCTTTTTGTACAAGGGCAGTGCTACCCCTTGGGACGACTTTAAGGTCGCCTTTTGCTTTCTCGTTGGTGCCAAATTCCATGTTGTAGTGAAACAACGCCTGAACCATTGGTTCTAACAAGAAATCATCGATGTTCTTAATGGTGCTCTTCAGTGCGATATTCGCAGCACCCATAAGCATCGACATACCGGTTGCGGTTTTATTCAAACTGCGCGACTGCTCGCCATGCGTATAAGACGGCAGGCTGGTAGTTTCATCCGCAAATCTTCTAAACAATTCAACGATTTGATTCAAACCATTGGCGTTTGCAACGGGCTGATACCAGCGCACTGCTGGCATAGATCCGTCACCACCTTCCCGTAACCAAACGCGCAGAGAATGAATGTCGGTCGGGTCTTCACCAGCCGCCAGAAGGTCTGTGTTGACCTCCATCGTTGGACCGCTGGATAGGGCTAGGTTATCTAACCAGATACGAGTAGCCGCGTTCATCGTCGTCTGAGAGTCGCGCATCATTCTCGGTACGCCAGTACCCCAGAACTGATGAGGTGATCGCTCATACGGGAAGATCTGGTACGGGATCTTGTAACCCGCAACAGGATTCAACATAACCTTTAAGACGCTGGTGCCGCATATCCAAACGCAAGCGCTATAAGTGTCACTGAGATCAGCGTCTTCAGGCAGCTCGATGTTGTGATCTTTGAGGTCGTATCCATCGATGGTTCCCCAGTACTCTAATACTTGGAAGCGGTGGCTCTCTGCGTGGTCATGAATACCAGCGATTCGGCGGCGATCACGCTCGTGCTCTTCCTCAACGTGGTTACCTTTACGGTTAGTCTTGAGAAGGTACTTAATCTCTTCTGAATCAAACCCTGGTAGGTCTGACAGGTCTCTGAATTGCTTTCGCGTCAAAACGTGACGACGGAACAAACCTTCGCAGTCGTCCAGAGTCGTGCAATAAGGGTCTGGATATAGATCAAAGATAGAGACCGACTCAACCTCTGGCATCGGCTTTTCAATCTGCGCCAAAGCAAAGCCCTGCTGACCAGTCTGAGGATCAATTACCTGCGAATAAGATTGAGTCCTATCGATCTTGACCGTACCGGCTTTCACAGCGCCAGAGCCAAAGATGCATGCTTCAAGGATACTTTCCTTGAGCTTCATCTCTGCGTTGTTCTCGATGAGCTGGTCCTCGATCTCTAGAGTCATAGCCTCAGCGGCTTCCTCCGCGATTTCTTTTTCCGCAGCTACAAACTCTTCTTCCAGCTCCATCATCCGAGCAGCAATCAGATCCTGATTCATCGCAGGGTCCATGCCGCCAGACGCAGCGACAACTTGCTGCATAGCCATCTCACGCATCTGCATCGCTTTGATTGGGCTGATAGTAGGAATTGGAGTGGGGTGTATAGCGAAGTACAGATCGCCGTACTGAAATAACAGATCGATGATTCGGCTGTACGCCGCCATGACTTTTGTTCTGGTCAGACCAACGAAGACTTTGGAGCGAGCGCCACTTTCGTTAAGGCGAGCTAAAACTTCCGGTTCATACTGACCTTGATACTGACGAAGGTCTTTAAGCCACTCGTTCTCAGTTTCTTTGCGAGCGTCTTTGTATTCTTGAAACACGTCAGAAAGCCTAGCGCCCATACTGACCAGCTCTTGGTCTTGGTTGCCATCGTATTCTGCGTCGTCTTCAGGAACGTCTAACTCGTACTCAGCCATCAATAACCCGCCACAGAGTCAACCGACTCATATCGTCGTTGTATGATTCTTGCCCTTGGTCTGGGCATTGAAGCGAGTCCGTGCAGGGCTATAGCATAAGCCATAACCCGATCATCATAACACCCCTGCTGAGAATTAAAACTCCCTTTCTCATCAATGACATACGTCCGTAATTCGTTCACCAGCTCGATGTCCGCGATGCCCGATTCTTCCTGTCTGAGGAGTGCTGCCATGTTGTCCACGATCAGCGGTTTAGTCTTGCTGGTGGTGAGAAAACCGCCGCGCTTTGTGAGCTTATCCCCATAAGCACCATCCACAGATGACTCGATAAACATGTTGGGGTAGTTGATCTCTTGCAGTCGCCGAAGCGTAGTCAGACCGTGGTTGTTACGCTCAACGATCACATACGCATTGTTGTACCGCTGCCCTAGTTGAGAGATCAGATTCCCCCACTCCCACGGGTCCACATGACCGTGCCAACAGGCAACCTGCCTGCCATAGGAATCCAAGACCTGAGCCACGCTGTAGTCGCCGTATGACAGCCCCTCAGCCACGTCCACGCCGATCACATAGGCATCCTCTGAAACAGGCGGGAACCACTCTTTGTACGGACCACTGGAATGAGCTTGCAGCGCACCATTGCGATAGTCACCACGGAAGTCCGGGGTGTAGCACTCGTCTTCCGCTGCACGAAGGCACTTGTCCTCAACGAAGCAGCGACCAGAGGTCAGGAAAGACTCTAACGGCGTGGATGGATACTCCTGCCGGAACAGATCGGTACTACCCAGCTCGTCTAATTTTGCGCGGCGGAAACACAACTGCTCATCACTGAGACCATACTGCTGCGCTAGCTTGTACTCTTCCGGTGTCGCCTCGAAGTAAGGACTCGGCTTACGAACATACTCCGGCATCCAGAACCAGGGGATAAAGCAGACCTGCCACTCCGTCTCCCCGCGAAGACTCTTCATGGTCTGATCATAGAACCAACCACCAGCTCCATTCGCCGTGGTCTCGAGGATCACCTCGCTATCCTTGCCGCCCACCGTCTGAAGTAGACCGGCGACGATGTCATTGCCCTGCGGGTAGAAAGCCACCTCAGAGCCATGCACAAAGCGGTTTGTTTGCCCTCGTCCGGTCTGCGTGGATCGGGCTGTACCTACACGGTATCGGCTGTTGATCTCGTCAAACACGAGCGTTGTCGCGGTCTGAGTGGATAAAGGAGGCTTGAACGCAGGGTGCGGGATATTGTCGTAGAAATAACGAACCATGTTGAAGATCGAGTTCGTTGATTCAGCTAGGTGAGACAGTACGAAAGCGTTGGCATTACGGTTCTGGGTGATCTTCCAGAAGTACCTACCCTCTACATAGGTCGAGATACCTACCTGTCTAGCCTTGAGAACCAGAGCGCGGATGTTGCCCTGCCTCTGCATCTGCTCTTCAAGACGATTGTGTAGCCACATCTGCCCTTGGTTCAGGACAAAAGGCTTAGCCACCCCTTCCTTAGTGACGATCTTGAGTACGTTCTTGGCGTACAAAGGGAAGTTGCCTTTAAGCTTCTTGGCGGCTTCTTCGATCTTCGTCATAGTTAGCTACTGCTTTGCACCACCAAACAAACATTGGCAGCGACATATTGTTCTTCATTACGTTGGCTCGGTTACACACCAGAACCACGTTGTCCTTCTCGTATCCGATGTCAGAATCTAAGCGGTCAATGCTCAGATCGTAGTCAACATGATCGCCAGTACGGGTGAACGGTAGACCTGTCACCGCGCACTTATGCTCCTGCGCGATCAACAGATCCAGAATGAACTCCTTATCAATATCGAAGGACGTGCCATTCTTCTTTGCACGGGTCTTTGCGATCCGTATCCGACTGCCGATATAAGACTCGTAGTTGTCCCTCCACTTGGTCTTATCGCGGATGTGCTTGCACTGGTTACAAATGAGCCGGTGTTGACGGGCTATTCCAACGCCGCATAAGCGGCATTTTTTACCTTCAGCGTCCATTCACCGCCCTCTGTTACTTCCTCGAAGAGACTCACGGCTTTGCGGCTGTTAGCCACAGCGATGGTGTCACCCATCAGATCTGTGCCAAGCGCGATACAACCTTGGAGTTGGTAAGCAAAGTTGGCGCTATGGATAAGAATATGAGTGCGATCTGGAACATCTTCGAGCTGCCACGTCGGTCCAAACTTAGGGGACTCTCTCCACTTGAGCTTGTACTCACCCTCGGGGATGCAGGAGATATTTGGCTTGTTGTCGAGCCAAGGTCTTTCTACAGACCAGAACTCAATGTCGGCAAGCTTGATGATCCCAAGCGTTGCGTCAGGGTGATAAGCCCAGCGTTGCAATACGATCTCACCCACGCTTCGCCTCCTTCTTACCGAAGATACGGTCATAATTGTCGCCAAACTTCTTATGATCTGTCGGACGACGGAGATCACCTTTGCCGTACATAGTCTCTCGGTGATCGCAGCTCTTCTTCTTCACTTCTTCGTCTTCTTCTTCGTGGCAGGTTTCTTCTTCATCATTGGCTTCTTGGGCTTCTTACCGTAGTTCATGGCTTTCTCCTTCGCGGCTTTACTTAGATCTTTCATGTGGAAAACAGGCTTGCTCGAGGACGTGTGCTTTGATCCTGAGTGCAACGACCCATCGGGCATCTTGTGGGTTCCTCCCGTATGGGGAGTACCGTCCTTAAAAAAATGAGGCATTCCTTTAGCCATGCTAACCCTCTGTTTTTATTACCATTTTGTCTTATGAGACCAGTACCGAGCTGACAGGATGTCTGGCTTGGAATCCTGGGCATTGTGTCTGGCGTAGTAGCTCTTCTTCCGAGCCTTATCCTTTGCGGTCTTGGGATTCTTCCCAGCGCCCTTCACCCCTTGCTGCCCGAATCTTATTGTCTTGGTCTCTCCGCTGGCATTCCGGGCAACTACAACGTGCGATTTCGTAGGATGACTTGGGGTACGCTTGGGCTTGTTGTAGCCGCTCACCCCGGCGTTCTTCAGCTTCGAGTCCGACTTCTTCTCTGACATCGCTCATTTCGTCCGCTTATGGTTGTAGTCGATCCGCTTGCTGGAGGTCTTCTTCTTCTTGAACTTTGCCTTCTCTTTGGCGCTCATCTCAGAAGCAGTTTTTGGAGTTTTTGCGGAAACCCTCTTACTGGGTCTACAGGCGGGATAGGCTCGCTTCTCGCCCTTCTTGCGACCACAAGACTTGCCGGTCTTGATATCGACCCACTCTTCTTTGAACCAGCGATCTAAGCTACTTCCCTTTTTTGCCACTGCTCTTCACCGTCTTGTATTTGCCACCGCGACGCTTGTATTCCTGCACTAACCAGCCATTCGAATAAGCGCTGGGGTAGACCTTGAATTTCTTTTTCGCCGCAGCCTTCACACGGGCGT